CCAGCTTTATCAAAGAAGACAGTGCCCTGTTGCCCGCGATAAAAAGCCATGATCAGATGTCCAGGGTAATGGCGCCGTTGGTAACGAAGTTGACCGTGATCACTTCGATTTCGCCAACGGTAGCCGAATATTCGGCAGATGTGATGACACCGTCAAAGCTGACCTTTTTAGTGCCGTTTGTATCAAGGAACAGCTCAAACAGGGCTGCGCCTTCGTCGGTGGCCGTGTTGACATGCTCGATAAAAGCGTTCGTCTCATCAGCGCTGCTGGCCGTGTAAAGCACCTCGACGGTGCCGCTGCCGCTGATCAGGCCGCCGACATTAGCGCGATAAGTGGCGCCTAGCGCGGTGGTGTCGAGTGATTCCTTCTCAACGGTCAGAGACCATGAGCGGGTGCTGGCAATGGTGACGCCAGTAGCGCCGCCGTCGTCAAACTTGACGCTGCCTTGCTGCCCTCGGTAAAAAGCCATGGCTAGAGATCCTCGAAGGTTTCAAAGGTCATTCTGACCTGTGCTTGGAAGTAACCCTCAGGAGCTGGCGCAGCCACCACCTCTGGGCCAGTGGGCGGGTCAAAATGGACGCCGCTGATTACTTGTCTATTGTAAAGGTCTCTGATGCGTTTACCAATTGTGTAGTTAGCGCCAGGGCCAACGCCCTTAGCGGTAAAGATATTGACCACGATGGCGCCAATGACGCTGTTGCTGCTGCCAGTGGTGCCGCCCATGGTCAGGTAGTTGTTGTTGCCAAAGCTGACCAGGCACTGCACCCATGAGCTACCGGGCGTTGGGATGTACGGCTGGTTGTGGAAGACAACCGGCAAGGTGCTGCCCAGCGAGCTAACCACTGTAACATTTCCGCTGGTTGTCAACGCACCGGCAGCAGTCACGGTAAAAGAGTTGGTTGCTGTGGTGACCACAGTGAACGTGCCGTCAACGCCGCCGCCAGATGTGTAGTCCAACGTCAGCGACTGGCCGACGTAGTAACCGTGCGCAGTGGCGTTGATCGTAACGACAGTGCCGGTTTGAGTGTATGTCGTCGTGAGGCTGGTCAGCTCAGCCGTTAATCGTGCCTCAATGGTGGCGCGAACGGTGTTTAGGTTGACAGCTGCCATTAGTCTTGCCTCCCGATGCGGTCAGCTTGCTGCCGCGCCCATGCGGTCATCTCGCGGGCGATGATGTCCGGGTATCCCTTGGTGATTTGATTGTTCTTGGATCGCCACTGCCCTTGCCATGATGCTGGCAGATTGTTGCCATACAGCACAGGCTCGGTGTAGGGCAAGCTGTTATGGATGTGGTACACATTGCCTGCCCGCTCAACTTGATAGTCAAGCCGACGTGGTGGTGCAATGCCAGCAACACCACTTTGCGGGCCAGGGTCGTAGCCGGGCGTGCCTTGCTCGCTGATGGACCACGCAAGGCGCAATCTGCCGGTATCAACCGGACTAGCCTCTTTAAGCCGTCTGTCAGTTTCTAGTACCGTGATACGCAGCAACTGCTCATACTTTTGCAAACTGTAGTTGCCGATGTCGGCTAGGTTAATGCGGCGTGCCATCGTTATGCCCTCAGGATCAGTTCGTAAGTGATCGCGGTGTTGTCCTGCTCGATCGTGTCAACGCGAATGATTTGATGGCTGATGCTGTTGATCACCACACGGTCAACCGTGTCAGGCACTGTGCCATTTAGGTCCAACGCAGCCACGATCAACCGTTTATCGCCTGCCTGTACCAGTTCGTTGACCTCGCGCACGCTGACATCTTCAAGCACGCCCTTGATGCCGGTGTCAGAAACTGACTCGGTGATGGCGCCAGTAGTGGTGTTGTAGGTCCCAGGCGTCACGATGCGAATCGTCACATCGCCGCCAAACCTTGCCATCACTTTGCTGGCGACTGATCGCAGCGAATCAGCAAGCGCCATCAGAGGCGATAAGCGACGACGGAACCAGTTGCCAGTGTGATGCTGGTAAACACACCTTCCAGCTCGCAGCTAGGGTCCAGCACCACTGAGGTCAGTGCGTTGCCGGTGTAGTCCAGTGCGGTCAGGCTGCTAATCACAGTGCTGGCCTCAAGCGATACAATCTTGCCGAAGCGGCCAGTGTGAGCAACAGTGTCGCTGATGTATTCAGCACCGGGGTACTTGTAACCCATGATCAGCTCCGGCGGATGGAAACGTTGCCTGGTCCACTGATTCTAAGCCCAGTCAGGTATCTTTCCATCAACGGCGGCACGCGGTCGGCGCCAACAGCGCCATAGCCAAGGTTAGGCGTCACGTCAAGGCTGCCGATCTTGACGTTTTTGTAATCCTCAAGGCCGCTCAGGTCAAGGCCGCTGGTGTTGTTGTGCAGATAGACCGCCAGCAACACCTGCGCATACTTGATCTGCGTCGGGATCTCGGTGTCGGTGAAATAGTCCGTCGTTATGCGGAACGGGAACCCAACCGCGTAGGTATTGATATAGGTGTCAGGCTTGCGCACGCCAGTGCGTGGCCACTGCAGCGCTTGGGTATCAGTCGCCCGTGCGCCAAGAAACCGCTCACGGTCTAGCCGTTGCGTTGCGGTAAACAGCGCCCGGTTGCGGCTATCAGTGTTGCCGCTGTTCCAGTGCTGCACGTCTGGATTCTCGACAAAGCCATCAATGATGGCGGTAGCGTCAGCCAGCGTCAGGTAGCTGTTGGCGTTTGCGCCGCCCACTGTTGCGTCGATTACTACTGCCATCGGTCTGGACCTCTGGGGTCAGTGTAGGAGTTGGCTCTGGCATAGAAAGAGAGGCCGCCGCGTTAGCAGCAGCCTCCTTTTCACGCAGTCGCCGGAAAGCGAACAGACCCATCAGACGCGCTTCAGCAGCACGCTAAGGATCACACCAGCCAGGGTGGTGGTGGTGCCGGTCACGTCCAGAGACAGACGGTCGCCAGCCTCCAGGGTCAGGTTGGCGGTGGTGCTGGTCAGCTCACCAGAATCAGCAGCATCGAACTTCTGCTCAGTCAGAGCAGTGCCCTTGAGGTTGATCTTGGTGGCGCCTAGCAGGTCATCGCCAGCGGTGGCAGCTTCGGTGCCTTGGCAACGACGAATCGTGCCGGTCACATCAGAGCCATCATTGCCAGCGACTGCATGCACCTCGCGGATGCTGACCACTTCGCACTTCACCGGAGCGGTGAAGAACTGCACATCAGCCACCGAGGAGGCGATGTAGTGGTCAGCAACGATGTACTGCTCTGTGGACAGTTCAAACTGGGAAGGTTGTGCCATGGTTAGTTACCTCAATCGAAGTTAGAGGTGTTGGTGGCGCGGACGATACCAATGTTCTTGGTCTCGTACACCTTCGACCAGTTTGTGATGGTCTCCAGTTGAGCGCGGGTCGGGTTGACCGTGGTGACGCCCCATTTAGCGCCAACAGGGTGGTAGCAGTAGTGCAGGTCGATCGACATGGCATCGCTCTTGGCGAGGATGTCACGGTCGGTTTCAGTCTGCATTGCAAGCTGTTCGCCGGAGGCAACAGCGCCCTGGGTGAAGAAGTAGGTGGCGTACTCGGTGCTGGCGCCGCTGCCGTCGGTCTGCACATCGTCAGACACGATCACGCGCAGACCCATGTAGGTCGGCACGTTCACTTCGCCGCCGTAAGCAGCAACCATCGAACCGCCCGACTGGGTGGTGGTGCTGCCACGGGCTTCGGCAGTGCTGACGTAATCAATAGCACGACGCTCAACCAGGTCGTAGTAGACCTTGGAGTGCATGCAGATGGCAGTCAGCTTGTCGCCTTGGTCGCCCAGCAGGCTGCGGGCTTCGGCAACGTGACGGGGGCTCAGAACAGTCGGGGTGTCAGCGGTCAGGCCGTCGATCGACAGGTCCACAAAGGGAGCAGTCGCATTATTGCCCAGGGCGCCGAACACGCCGGCCAGGCAGGACAGCAGGTCCTTTTGGCGCTGGTTGGCAACGTAGTCAGCGATCTTGGCGCCGATGGCGGCCATGGGATCGGCACCAGCAGCCAGGGCTGCCAGGTCACGAGCCTCAAAAGCACGGCCACGGTGCAGGATGACGCCGACCTGCTTGTCAGCAGTGATCTTGCCGGGGGTCAGCGAGCTGCTGTCGGTCAGCACCTCGAAGTCACCGGAAAGGTTGGCTTTCCAGAAGGGGACGTTGATAAAGTCACCACCCTCAGTTGCATTCAGCTCCGCCAGAGGCTGCACCACACCGCTAGCCAGGAAGGCATCACGCTGCGTGGTTTGCTCAATGACGTAAGGCGTAAAAACCTCTGGGATGATGATGTCAGAGCGAAGAGTCGCCATGATTCATCTCGGGGGAATGG